TAACATAATTTCGGCCAGGACAAGAGAGACGCTCTGACGGGCGTGGTATCGTGATAAAGGTGGGAGCAAAACTCAAAACCACCATTATGGTACGTCTTCACGCCGCGTAGCCTCATGCCAACTAGAGCTGCTGATGTGACTAAGTCCTCGGGTCTTTCAACCCAAAGGACTCCATCATCACCATTGGCAAGTATTCTCTGCAAAACTTGACCGCTGGAGACGGCTGCGTAAGCAGAGTATAGTATGCAAAGCTCAGTGTTACGTAACGTAGTAATGTAAGCACCGGAGTTCATGCAACCATGATCCATTTTCTGGTACATGGTACCACCGATGATATAATATCCTTTACAAATCGACAGGGTCATCCTTCTATCGGCGCGATGCCAAGAGGATAATCCATACGATGAGTATAGGACTATATCGTTCAAGCGGTTAGCTGCAGACATAGTCTGCAAGTTATGCATTGAGTCAAACCCACTGAAGTCAATTGACGTAGGGGGGAGGCCCGTGTCCCGGTTAAAGGTACGGACAACCTCCATAGTCTCTGACAACTGCGAATCTGAGAACCCGATGCCAGCAGCGGATCCGTTAGTGTAGATTCCTCTCAGACGTTTCTTGGACATCTCGGAATACAGAGCTCGTTGAACGAGCTGTGTAACCAAGGAAACCGGTGAGATACATCTGAATTGTCCAATCCCTGCCTTGCGGGCGGGATGGGGCTCATATTTTATGAATAGGGAACTAGGATCATCCAGTCCATATAAAATAAGCCCAAGAGGAGTCAACTCCATCTCTTCAAAAGGAAAACTATCAGACAAATAAAGTCTTAGACGGCATATAGCAGCATCTATGATTTCATCCCTGACACAGTCCAAAGCGTCCTTGTTCGTGGAGAAAACGAGGTTCAATGGATAGCCTGGGGACTTGTCTAACGCAATGCCTTTGAGGGCATTCACGATAAAAGAGTACAAGTCGGAGTCTGACAAGCGTCCGTCATCGGGAGAGGCTGTTAGCTCTATCTTCCCGAGAATCTCGGACGCGCGTGTGACAGCTTTTGAAAGGACGGTCTCATCCAACGGCTCCAGTCTAGGTCTACCTACATGTTTGTCGAAGGCAGAGATCGTGACCGCTTTCCCTTTCGGGGGGTTGGCAAAGGAGAGGATTTCTCCTTTCTCTGATTCCGTGAAGAATCTAAGACTTTTGAGCCTTTCTTCTTGAGGGCCTTTCGCCTTCTCCGACGCCTTGACGTGGAGGGGCTCGGCGCCACCGACGGCTCTAAGGTGCTCTGTGGAGGGGTCACAGGCTCTGCTGGAGTAGTCTCCGCGGGCGAGATATCTTTCGAAATTTCTCCAGCGGGAGGGCTTGATTCCATAGGCTCCGTCGCCCTGTCCAGCTTCACGGAGCCACTTCGAAAACACTGCTGAGTTGGAACGGGTTGAGGTAGGACCACGGATGGCCCAGGCGCAGCCTCATTGCGTAATCCAGAGAGAAAATCTCGTGCATAACGCGAGGGGAGATCCGTAACTTCACCTGTATCAATAAACTCGAGGACCTCGTAGTAGTCGAGGGCATCGAGAAAAGACTCAGGATCATTTAGAAAGAGGAGAGCACGCTCTCGTTCTTCCCTATCGGCGGAGAACTCAATGAGATCATCATCGATAGGCGGTCTCTTACCCTTGAGACGCTTTTGTACGTCCTTCAGGTACAAGATAGAGCGCTCTTCATCCTCGAAAGGATCAAACGCACTATCTTTTGGAGCGCTCTCAACTCGAAAGCTGAGACCCCTCATTTCAAGAGACTTACCTTCTATGGATAAAGATTTCCAGTCAGAGACCGGAGTCTTCTTCAACATATCAAGGTGTGGAGCTATGATACGCACCGGCAAGCCGATGTTTCTCTTGACTCCATCTCGATTGAGATGAATTCCAATAACCTCCTGTTTCAGGTTGGTGATGGCGGTGCCACTCCAACCTAAGAAAGTCGTGCTATCATGAGCAAAGAATCTCGGATTTACCTCAAGAGGTCCGGTTATCTTTCCTTCACTGCGCCAGTTCCCGTACAAGTCACACTTATAGGTTGTGTCATTGTAAATGGGGCCGCTAGCGGCAATGCGGATGAACGTAGGACCTCTTATGGGTCTCAAAACCTTTGCAGATTTCAAGCCCAAAGAGGCGCAATCCCGCTGTGAGACGGGATAAATCGCGAAATCCAAAACCTGATTAAAATAATAATCAGCGCTCAGAGGGAGCGAGACGTGTGGCATTCCTGAGCCCGATTCATTTGGCTTAGCGAAATACACGGCGCGCTCGGCAACGTGGTGGGCGGTAATTAGACATCCATCATGTCTAAAACCGTTACCAACAAACTTCTCAGAAGCGTCGTAAAACGCTACAGAATAAGAAGGCAATTTCTCCAGTTTAAGTACTACAGAATTAGGCATGACTGCCTCATTCTTAATTCCCATTTCCTGGGGAAACTCAGAATCTACGACATCTTCAAACTTATACGGTGCGAAACCGACAGGAACTCCCTCCGCGCAAACAAGTACGCGTGAAGTTCTACCGTCGATCCCAACAACTCGTCTGAGCTCGAACATGGCCAAATGGTTAACTGGAACCAAATTGACCTCGTAGGTATAACGTCTAAGGATGGTTACCATCCTAAGATAGCGATACCTGAAGAAATCGGAGAGTAGGTACAAGACCCACAAAGATATAGAAAGTGCTATTGCCTCCCTGTAGTAAGTAAAATACAAACCCCAGA